GAGACGTCATTGATTCCACGAACGCGGCCAATTAAGGCAGCACGACGGATTAATAATATCAATGAAACATAAACTGTATAACTACATACAATATATCATAAATCATTCAAATAAGATATGTGTCCAAGTAAGGTTGCACTACCGGTTTGGCTACCCTCTTGGGTGGTTGATACTGATAATCAACCAAGAACATGCGTTCCAAAGCCTCTGATGTGTACTCATTTCCATACCCACACAAAGACAACATGTATGCCTCTTGCTCAATCTGTGATCCACTCAATCCGTATCTTCTTCCAGCTTCCTCAGCACTAACAGTAAATACTGGATACAACTCATCTGGACATACTTTATACTGAAACTCTTTAACTTGCAATACAGGGCCAACACCACATTGCACTCCTAAAGCCTTAACAATAGGATGATTAACTCTTGGATATGCTGAATTAAGTATACTTCGTTGAAATATCTTCGCTCTATCTTTTAAACATCCCCTACCAGGAAGATCTCCAGCACAAGTGCCACTGGATCTTAGTACCACTGATATATTAAACAAAGGTCTTAAATCTCCATTAATATCATATATGGGTGAATGTTTCAAGAACTGCAACTGCGAATAATCTTCAACTGGGTCGACACCAGTCAAAATATATCCTGCTCGTTCTCCGGCAGCAACTATGGAATGTGGTCCTTGGTAATCCATCTCGGCCAACGACATTCCAATACACTGCCCTGCAGTATTATTAATCAAAGTTGTTATTGTTGATCCAGAATATAGTTTATGCCCAACAGGCTTTAATTTCACTTTCAAATGTGGATTCTTTACACAACGTATCTTTAATGGCATCGAACACTGTTTCAATAATACATCCATATCACGACGCATTGACTCTGGTGATAATAATTTCAAAACTGAAAACAGCGTTGTTGTATGTGAAGCATCACACGAGGAAATATCCAAATTAAAATATAAAACTTTTGCTCCAACCCTTAATGAAAAACATGAATCATCAGAGAAATACACAAATGTATATCGTCCTGATGGTTCAATCAATTCTCGAAAGACATTCGTCAATCGAAACGGATCTGGTCTTTTGCAAAAGAAAATAGTTCCTCCTAAATATGAATATGGTTCAGCATCTTGTGCTATCTTAAATAATTCAGCTAAAATGAAGCCCCTTAATGATGCTAATGTACCAAAATCCATTATCATTCTAGGTTTCTTTCCTGGTTTACCATACTCACCCTTCTTCATCTTACAAACAACACTCTTCAACCATGGATGATTTGGGTCAAACACCCATCCACAGTACTGTCCAGCTATCCATGCCGCTATACGTAATAATCGTTTAATATGTGGATCTGCATGATGTAAAGAAGCTTCCATTTCAGCTCCTTTATAATCCAATAAATATCGCTCATACAACATCTTCAAATCAATGAATTGTTCAATATGCTCAAAAATAAATTTCCGCTGGTTACCTTGTAAAATACGGTGATACAACAATGAACCCTTTCTAGCAGCCAACATACGTCGCATACCAACAGATATGTTATCATCACTATTTCCATATATTTTAGTACTAGTACTTATAGATGGACCAAATACCGTCTTATATGTGCCATCTTCGGAGGCGTGTGTAAATCCAACGGGAAACTTAACTTCCCCACTAACAAAATGTTCTGGATACTTAAC